TGATAGTAAATAAATCACCTACACCATTTTGCTCAAACGCAATTAAATCATTTTCTAATTTATTGCGGCCATCCTCTAAATCATCACTATTCCACGAAAATAGTAATTGTCTATTGCACCATACAGAGTAGTACGGAGTGGTAGAATTTCGGTCAAACCACTCCATAACTCCACGTGTGCCTGTAACCATTGCTTTATTTACAGCCATACTTTTATTTATTAAAATTCATAATATACACCAAAGCTATACGCTACACCTGTAGTCGCTAAAGCTGTAGGTAACACTACATAAGACTTAACCCACGAAATTGTAATACCATTTACTACAGGTAACTCAAATACATATGGATCAGTTGCACTATTCGCAATGTTGTTAAACGTAAGCATAGGCACGTTATACACTAATTGCAAATCACCACTATATAAAGTCAAATAAGACTTTTTCAAATCTGCAGTAGTAACAGGAGTGCTACCTGTTAATGGAGTAGCTGTTATTGTACCTGCAGTATATACTTGAATTGAAGTAATTTTAGCATTACGCAAATTTGGTAAATCTGGAAAATAGAAACGTGTTAATGTACTCCCGCTTGGTACAGGAATTTCAACAGCTTCAAATCTTGAAATACGTATCATAAAGATTGCGTTTATTAATTATAAAAAATAGGGGGGTTATATCCCACCCCCCAAAGGGCAGCGTTTAAACTTCGCAAAAGTATTATTTTACTGATGTGCAGTTTTGTGCTAAAATACCTCTCCAAACGATAGCTACATAAGTATTAGCATCTAAAGTTGTTGGAGCTGCAGGTAATTGTAAACTAGCATTAATGTTACTAGCACCATTCAACACGATATTTGGCTCACAAACTTGTTGAGCAAAAGTATCCATACTTACTTGATCAATAGAGTATTGAGCAGGACTTGTAGCTGTAGCACTATTGAAGTTAGTATTTTGTTGAGTTTGTGGAATATCTAAGTGCTGTAATACATCCCACTTAGGTAACACGTTTTGATTGTTTACTTGAATATTTAAGTATCCGTTATACACATTGTATAAACTTGCTGCACCTGTAGAGAAAGCAGTTAAGTTAGGATATGTGTATGCTTTTGCACTACCTGAAGTAGATGCACCTGATACTAACAATACTTGAATAGAAGATACAATGAACAAATCTTGTAAAGATAAACGTTGTTCACGTACGGTTGGAGTACCATTTTGATTATCATTAATCAATACAGGTACGTGGTATGCTGCACTTGTAGTTGCTAACAATACTTCACTTCTTAAGTAAGACGGGGTTAATACTGCGTGTGACGCATCATAACCTAATTGATTGATTAATGTTTTTGCATTTTCAAACACTAATCTAGATCCGATTTGAGTAGCCATTTTTATATTATTTTATTTTATTAATAAATGTGAAAAAAGTTGTTATTAACATTGTTCCAAGATAGCACTTGTTTTTGTACTATTTGCAGCGTTTACACCTGCAATATAAGTACCCTGTGCAGCTCCTTGATAACCTGCGATATTTTGAACAGGCATATTCCTATACGGGTTCATAATAGCACCTAAGCCATTCAATACACCTGCAGCTTGTACCAATTTAAGGCCACCTACAGCGATCATACCTGCACCCAATTTAGCACCTACATCACCCTTAATAAATTTAGGAGTGAATACACCTGCTACGATAGGTACAGCACCATTGATCAATCCTTTTGTCATAGATGACATTGAGCTTGATGCAGTAGCTTTTGAAATTGCACCGCTTACAGCTTGTGCGATAATACCACCACCGATAATATATGCGGCACTGGTTAATTGTCCACCGATACCCGCCATTCTGTAGCTTCTACGTCTGCGTGTTGTATGTGAACGTTTTTTTGATTTTCTTCTTGCCATTTTTTTGTTTTTTAATTTTTGAGAGAAAAAATTTTATTTTAATTTATTGATAACTTTTATATTATGTCTAAATAATTCTAAATCTTTTTTTGTAATTCTTTTTAATTTAAAACTACTATAAGAACCTAATATTCTAAATACTGCAGGAGTGTAAGAACTTTTAAAAGCATCTAAACCTGTAATTAATGCTTCTTCGGTATCTGCAAAAAAGTTTAAATCATCCCTATATGGAAATTTAACTAAATATCCACCATACTTAATATTTACTAATACATTGTTCATTATATATATAATTTAACTTTACCAATCATATGTTTATGCTGTAATTCATCTAAACTATTAACAGCATTTTTTACTTTATGTATTTTATTTAAAATACTTTGTTCACTTACCTTTTTTTTCTTTACACCTGCAATTTTACGCTTACGCTTAATTGTTTGGTATCCGTGTGGCATTTTCAAACCTTTCTTAGCTAAAGATCTTTTTAATTCTTTGCTATCTTTAACACCGCTTACTTTTTTCTTAGCTGTTTTTTTCTTAACAGCTTTCTTTTTGCCTACAGGACTTTTACCCCCGTGTTTTTTTGAATAAATAGCACTTGCCTGTGCTACATAATCAGTCCATTTAGCAAATCTTTTAGGATATTGCTTTTTAATAGCTTTTGCTTCTTTTACGATCCATTGTAAAGCTGTCATTTTTTATTCAATTTTTTTTTACAATATTCAAGCATTTCATCACCACCCCAAAGATTGTACGATATTGTACCGCATTTATTCCAATCATTTTGATCGTATGTTTTTGCCCTTTTTAAATAACTATAAGTCCTTTTTATAGTAGCTATAGTTAATTTACCTTTTAATATTTGATCCGCCCTTCTTTTTCCCACTAGCGTAGCACATTTATTACCTTTTAAGTAATTAGATGCTAAAGCCATCATCACATTTTCTTTTACCTTTTTTGGTATCATTTATTCAATAATAACAATAAACCTAAACCGATAGCACCTATTAACAGGTATTTTTGAGTATTAGGGTTACTTAAATTAGGTAATACACTTTTTGGAGCATTATAATCTACTTCACTTTGACTAAACATAGCAGCTTTACAGGATTGCAAAGTATCTACATTTTGTGCATATCTATTCCCAAATTGTGCCATAAATTCATTAAACGCTAACTTATTATCATAAGAAAGTATTTGATAATCTTGGCTGTAATTTTTTCTATACCACAAAAACCATTCTCTTGCTGTAACATCAGGAGCTGTAGTTTGTGCAGAATTTTCAATAATAAATCTTAATCTACTATTTGCATCCAAACTACCAATTTGTTTTTTTAAATTTTCAATCCTATTTCTTTCATCACGTGCTGGATGTGCAAAAGATTTTATAACAAAAGGCAAAGCAACTAATGCAGCGTTAATTGCTAAACTAACGGGATCTACACTAGGTATTACAGGTACTACACCTATCTTATTGTTATATGTATATTCTTTATTCAAACTATTTTTTTCTTAATAGTAAAAAAGCTAATAAACCTACACCGCCAATCATTAACAAAGTATTTGTACTAATACCTGTACTTTGTTGCGGTTGGGGGGTTGGAATATAACTAGGCCCAACACTAGGTTGTCCCTGAGTAGCTGTTATTACGCTTGGAGCTGCTTTTAAAATTGTATCTAATACGTTAGTCCAATTTGTTGCACCAACTCCTTCACCCTGTGTCATTATTGTAGCTTCTTGATAATCGGTATCATATTTACCAACACTTGTGCCACTTAAACCTACTAAAGCCATACTATTTATATTTTTATCTTTATAGAAATAAGGTTGCTTTCTTTGATTAAACCTATCTAATACAGGATCAATCCAATACTCTTTCCCATTTGCTTTAACCACGCAAAAAACGTGCTGCGGGGTTTTATCAAATGGATCATAACTAGCAAATCTATAACTCAATTCAAATTCAGGATGCTCATTTCTTAAATAAGCATCTAATATACCACAACTAAAAAGAGCATAACTTTTGCAGTCACTTTTTGTTGATAATATAGAAGCTGGACTTTTTAAAAATTGTAGATCATTACTTTCAATATAGTAAGGCACATTATCCTTTAAAAATTGAAAAATGTTTCTGCACGTTTCCTCTATATCATCATCCACAAAATAAATATAAATTTTATCGTACTCCTTTCTATATTTATTGTGTGTGGTTAATATTCCTGTAATAATATCATTTACTCCCTGATTTTCTATAACCACATTTTGTTGATTAAGAAATGGCTGTACTTTTGATAATATTAAATTTTTTGAAACCATACTTAAATAGCATAATTAAATTGTAAAGGAATAGGGATAAAATCTACAATCATTGCACCTGTAAAATCTAGTCTAAAACCTTTTCTATTAAATTTGCTTATTAAATCGGCCACACCCCCATAACTTAAAGTTATCGGTATATTTAAAATATTAACACCTTTTTGAATTGTTTGCGGGTTAAATCCCTGTACACTACCTACAAATACACCATCAATTTGTAAATCACCTCTTATACTTTGTATATCGGCACTTGTATTTGTAGGATTATTTACCTGTACTTTGATCGTTACTACAGGATTTAATAAAGTAATTGTGCTAAAATCAAATCCCTTAAAAAAAACACTAATATTTCTAGATAATAGGAATTTTTTAAATCCAATATAAGCTAATATGCCTACAGGGATGATCCACCAATTTTTACGCATAGAATAACGTTATTATCCAAAAATACTAAAAAAAGCTGAAAAAACCACATTTTTTAAACTTTTTTCAAAATGTGGAAAAATTTAGGGTACAATTTAGTCTTATATTCGCAGAATAAAATTATTTTTACGCTGCTGTAGGCAGCTAAAAATAATTTCTAAAGTACCCGTAAAAAGTAAATATTCTATTAACTTTTTTCACCTTTAAATACATAAAAAGATAAAATATTTGGTTAGTATTCAAATTTTACTAAATTTGGGTATTACTAACATTTAAAATACCTTTTTATGGCAAATCTAGAACAGGATCTAGTCCTGCACGAAATTCAAAGACTGCAAAAGAAAATTGCATCATTAGAGCAAATCACAAAGCATACGAATTGGAAAAACATCCGCATTATGTTTGAAGCAAATAATAGCTTTAAACAGGAGTTTATTATCACCGATCAATTCACCTACCCTTTTAATTTAGAAACAGAAATTAGATCGTTAATTAATGATAGTATTGATCATTATAACAGGGATCTAGAAACATTAAATTTTAAACTTAAACTTACCGAAGATGAAAAATGATTTTACTTCACCTGCATACCCCTGTATGCCATTACAGGATAAATTTGGCCAATTAGTAGTGCCTGTAGCAGGAATGTCTAAACTAGATCATTTCACGCTGCAAATATTTATCCACAAAGCAGAGAGTATTGAAAAATCAATAGAAACTGCTATGGAGTTATTAACAGCATTAGAAAATCAAACTAAAATTTTACAAAGTGAAAAACAAAATACTACATCTATTATCAAATAAAAGTGTACAGGCAATATTGATACTATTAGGATCACTTTATATTTGCGGTTTATTAGAAAATTTATAAATGGATAATATTACTAACATACACAAGCCAACTATAGATGATCTACTTGAACTGCGAAAATATAAACCCGACTACATCCCAAATAAGGATAACGTAATTTTAAGGATTGGCGGTAAAGTAGTAGGAGCAAGTATGAACTATATTATTTTTGGCGGGTTACCAAAAGCAGGTAAATCTAGTTATTTGAATAGCTGTATTGCATCCGCATTTGTGCCTTATGATATTTTCACAATGAAAATAAATTTGCCCGAAAATAGGCGAAAAATATGCCTGTTTGATACCGAAAGTAGTGACTTTGATTATTACAATAGAATTGAAAGTATTAAACGATTTGCGGAGCTGGATGCTTTACCCGATTGGTTTAATAGTTTTCAAGTTAGGGAAGATGGTACAGGTACAATTAGAAAAATGGTTGAAAGATATTTGGAGCTAAACCCCGATTGTTCCGTGTTAGTATTAGATGGACTTCTAGATTTGATCATTAATTACAATGATGAAAAGGAGTCCTCTATGCTAACTAAATGGTTAAAAAAGATCACTAAGGTTTACGACCTACTTATAATTTCAGTATTACATTTTAATAAGTCAAACGATCACACTACAGGAGTAATAGGTAGCCATTCCGATAGATTTGCACAAAGTACATTAGATATTAAAAAGGATAAGGATAACAATACTTACGTAATGTCATCACGCTTTATGCGATCCGATAGTGACTTTGAACCAATTACATTAATGAATTTTAGTGGAAATTTACAGCAAGTAGCTAACGATAGTGTAAAACCAAAAAGCAGAAAAGCAAGTGACTTAGATCAAATTGAAAGTACCCGTTTGTGTAAGCAGATTGTAACAATGCCAATGCAATATAGTGAGATTGTAGATGAAATTAAGGAACGTACTGCAGAGAGTAATACATACGCAAAGCAATTAATGAAAATATGGATCAGTAAGGGGATGGTATCAAAGGATCATACAGGGAAATACAAAATTTTTTAACCAACTTTTTTAACTTTTATGAAACAGGTTTTTAAATACTTAATATTTGTAACTATTGCTTTACCTGTATTAATAGTAGCTTTTATAATTACATTAATTGAAATAATTATTGACAAATCTAAAATCAAAACAAAATGAAAAAAATTAATTACAATGGTTACATTATAACAATGTTTACCTACAAAGGAATAAAAGAGTATAAAGTAGAATTGGATCAATCTTGGCACGATACCTTAGTGTCTGCACAATATCATATAGACTACTTAACAAAATAAAAAAGGGTTACCTTTTTTAAGGGTAACCCAAAATGTATTTACTAACATACACCTGCTTTACAGCAACTTTTTTCAATACAAATATAGTATTTTATGGATAGATACCAAAAAATTTATTTTATTATTCAGGATCGCAAAGGAGCTACTTTGCAGGATCTTGTACAGGTGACGGGATGGAAACAAATTAGTGTACTTAGGGCATTAATAAAGCTCCTATATAAAAGGAAAATCATTAGTACCGATTATCTAGGTACGAAATTCTTTGTAATTAACACTAAAGTATCTAAATATGGCTAAACCACTCTATACAGCTATTGTATTCTTTGCAGATGGCCAAAATGTAAGGAAGTACAGGAATATATCCAATTTAAACAGCTTTATGCGGTTTTTAGGATCAATAGGAGCATCTTATTGTAATTTGTATTATAAAGAGAATAACCTGTATTTTAAACGCTTATATGTATAAAAAAGGGGGATATAGACATATCCCCCGCATTCAAACTTAAACTTGCCTTTATTACTTGAACCAAACTAAGTTAAAAAAAGTTGTTTTTCTGCAGCACGTCTATTTACTAGGCCTTTTAATTTTACCCCCCCTGCATATACCCATTTATCAAACTCACTAGCTACTGCATTTGTATTATAACCTGCATTCAATAGTTTAAGTAAGGTACTTTTTAATAAAGCTCCCTGACCTAAATTATAACTAAAACTAGCTAAAGCAATTAATTGATTATCGGTAATAGGTACTTTTACTACCCTTTTAACAAAATCAAATTCCTGCTCTGCTTCTTTTAACAGCCATCTTTTAGCTGTTTCTTTGTCAATAACATCACCCTTTTGTACAGGCCTGTTTTGATCCCAATTAAAACCCGATCCGTAGCCAATGGAATATTGTTTGTAATCCCACTCCGCTACAGGTATAAAGTTTTCCCAACTACCTATAAAGTTAAATAGTTTATCACTAATTACACCGAAAGGAGTCTTATTAAGATATGTGGCTATTCTTTTACGTAGCATAAATATAACTATTGTACCTACTGCTAATGCAGTTAATATTTGTTTGTCTTTCTTTGTCATTTGACATATTACTTACTATCCTGTGCTGCTGCACCTGTTAGAAACGTAAATACACTTGCTACTATTTGGCCTACACTCTGGATTGTTCCTGTAGTGTTTGCACCTAAAAAAGTACCAATAGCGGCCAATAAACCGAAAATAGTTGTTTTAGGATTTTTCATCTTTATCAATTTTTTTGATTTTTTTAATATTGTATATGATTGTAGTAATACCAACTGCACCACTTATTAACATTAGTCCTAATCTACTTGCCTGTTCCAATTGAAAATAAGATAATATAAACGTAGTTAGGGTAAAAAATGTACCCCCGATACTATTTGTGTCTAAATTATTGTGCATATTTATTTTACTTTGCTTCATCTAGTTGTTTTTTTAAATCAACTATAGTTTGAGAAATAACCGCCCATTTCATTGATCTATAAATTTCCTGCAATTTCTTAAAATCTGCATCTTCAAAAGATACTTCTACCTCTACATTCAAATTATCTTCTTTAAGATCTTTAAATGTTTCCTTATGTGCATCTAATACAGCCATAATTTTAAGTCTTTGCATCATTTCATCCACATCAAACCCTTTTTCACTAGGGTTATTAATAGCCATTTTCAATAAATGATATGTGCTAAAAATAGTTTCTTGATCATTAATTAATTCTTTGTTTGCTTTTAGTTTGATTGTTTTCATAATTGTTTAGTTTAAGTTTTCTATTTTATCGTTTAATTCTTGAACTGCTTTTATTAACATTGGTACAAATACTGAATACTTAACACCTTTCATCCCGTTTTCATTTTCCTCAATCATATTAGGGAAAATTTCTTCTAATTCCTGTGCTACTACTCCTATTTGTTTACGATCATCACCAATTAAATTATAGTTTCTTACTTTAACTTTTAAAATATCATCTAATTTGCTTGTAGCATCTGTAATATTTTCTTTTAATCTTACATCCGAATAAGCTCCATAACTATTATTTACGTTTGCAACGTTACCATTACCATAAATAACCATTCTAACACCTACACTATCTGTATCACAAAATAAATAATAACTAGTTGTATTATTTGTATTACTACCACCTAATTGCCACGTTGCTAATTCATTTCCATTTGTATTACTTCCATTATGTATTAATAAAGATCCATTTGTAGTACCGTCAATATGTAATTTTCTGCTTGTTGCTGGAGTATATGTTCCAATACCAACACTACCATAACTACCATTCAAAGATATACTTCCTTGAGCTGTTTCTCCCGAATTATATGCTTGAATATAAAAAGCAGTATTACCTGATCCTGAAGCAAATCCCATTCTAGCAGAAGTACCCGTATTACTATTATTAAAATCACTATTGTAAAATCTACTCAATCTACCTGAACTATCTGCAATAGCTTGTAAAGGTACACAAGTACCTGATTGTGCATTAATTAAAAGAATAGGATTATTATAACCTGTACTTGTAGTACTTAATAAAAATTGACCTGTACTTGTTAATCTTGCCCATTCACTAGTTGCAGTTTCAAATTGCATATATTGACTGGCATTATTATAACTAATACCGCCATAATTACCATTTGATCCATTTGTAAACGCTAATTGGCCATAATAAGTATTATTTACTGCTTTTAAATATAAGTTTGATCTAGTTGCACCTGAACTTGTAACACTTGTACCATCATCACTAAGCATACTATTTACTAAATTATTTGCACCAAATTTTGGAAGTGTATTAGTAGTAGCACTTGACCATATGGCTATAGTACCTGATGCTGCAGGATAAGTATAAGTATAGTTTGCACTATTTGTAAATTGTAAAACTGAATTATTACCTGTAGAAAAAAGATAATAAACATTATTAGTTGAACCACTTTTACCCATACTAATACTTGTAGAACCGCTTGTACTAATAGTGTTACTTGTTTCTAAAATACTTAAACCTAAACTTGTATAAATTGTACCTGTATTAAATATAGTTGCTGTACCTGTACTACCTGTATATGTAAATGTATCTTGACTATTAATAGTTATTACAGCATTATTTGTAGTATTATTCCAAATGTGAAAAAGGTTGCTACCACCTGAATACAGGTTGCCTATTCTCCACTTACCTACACCTGCGTTTAAAAAAGCTATTTTACTATCTGCAGTAGTAGTGTTATTGATCTGCATACCTACGTTTGCAGTAGTATGAATATCAAAAGGAGCTGTAGGAGTGTTTGTATTTAAACCTAACCATTTGTTAGTGTTATCCCAAAATAGATTTGAATTATCTTGACTGAATAGACCACCTGTACCAATAAATGGAATAGATCCTGCAGTTAAATTAGTACTTGTCAAGCTATTTGTACTTAATCCACCTGCAGTAATTGAAATACCTGTAGCAGTTGTATTACCATTGGCACATACACTTGCTAAACTACCTGAACCTACACCAGCATCCGCAAGTAAAGTCCACGTACTACCTGTATCGTAAAATATTTGTGCTGTATCAGGACTATAAAAAATCCTACCCTGATAACCCGCTGCAGGTCGCTGTGCATAGTTATCACTATACAAAGCAGGAGTACCTTTTTGATTTAATACTTCATAATATACTCTTATTGGCATATCTTACACGTTTAAATATCTTTTACGAATAATAACTACGTTATTACCACTTGTTGAACTACCAAAGTTTACAAAAAATCTTTGCTTAGTATATTCACCCTGATTTCCGCTAACTTCAAATTGTTGATTTGGCTGTAGGGTTACGTTTTCAATTTTAGCTACACTTGTACCATAATTGATAAAAGTAAGACTATTATAAGCATATCCCCCAACATATTGGGAAACATCACAAGTATAAAAATCTACTTCATAATTAAGGGCAGTTACTTTAATATCCATAATTATATTGTATTTGGTATTCTACCTAATTTTTTATTATAACCACTAATTGCATATCTAACATTATAAGTATTAGATACATAATTTTTAGCATCTAAAGTTTGTGGCAATTCCTCACCTGTACTGCTTATGTTAGGGGGTACACCTGTATCATTTACAGGAGCTGCAGGATTTGGAGCTGTAGGAAAATAAGTTTGATTTGCTTTTTTATTACGCAAATACAAATAAACACCTACACCAACTAAACCCAATAAAATTAATGTGCTATTTTTCATTTTGTTATTTTTTTATAGTACTGGGCCTGTAGGAATATTTAAACCATCTACAGGTTGAGCAAATTTAACTCTACCCCATTGATCCCACGCATTTGCATCCCACCACGCTTTTGTAATTGGTAACTTTTTACCATTGTTTAATAAATAAACATCTGCAGCAGTACCAAACTTAACGTAGTCACCTTCCTGTAAACCTGCAGGATATACAAATACCTTTTGACTTTCAGGAACTACTACTACTCTTTCAGGTTCAGCCACTACAGGAACTAAAGGAGCTGTTTTTGGAATACTTGTAGGGATAACCGCTGCAGGTAACATTGTTGCGGTTGCTGTTTTTTTTCTCAAAAAGAAATAATATACAGCTACACCGCCTAAAGCTATTGCTATTAATTTTTTATTCATTTTTATATATTTTATAGTGTTATTACATCATCCTTAAATACAAACCCTGCAATTCCATTCATAAAACTTTGACCGATCACTACACTAAACATTTGTGTACCTTTTTCACCTGTCATTGTCATTCCTATTCCTGCAGTATCATACGTGTATATTACGCTAAAATTAGCATCATATACTTTTGTACCTATTTTTGAGAATACTTGTGTAGTACCACTAGGCACGTTATCTTGATAATCGTAAACTTTTACGCTACCTGACATCGGTTTTTTTCTAAAGGATGAAAAAAGTAGCCATCCGATAGCCAATGCACCTATAGTCTTTAATGTATTTGGTTTCATATTAAAATCTAAATTTTATACCCTTTCTTTGATAATTATCATTAATCTTATTAAGTGCAGATCTATCTAGGTTACTTGTAACCATTTGCACCATATCTTGTAACCCACCTGCAGGAATACCGAAATAATATTCCTGTCTTTTTCCAAACGTATCATATAACAGGGCAAAATCGGCATCATTCTGCACTCTACTAACTTGATAACCTGCATCTGCTTTATCATCACTAGGAGCTGCAAATTTTAGATCATAATATAATTGATCTGCTATTATTTGCCATTCACCCTTACTTTTTGTAGGGGTTTGCTTTGCTACTGCAGTATTAATGTAATCTTGCACATTTCCACTTTGATAAATATCTTGCTGGATTTGTGCAGCACTTTTAACTATACCGAACTTTACAAGTAAAGGCCTTACTATTAATAAATATCCTGCACCTACGCCTAAAGCATAGATCAATAATTTTTGGTTTTTGTTCGCTGTAGCCATATATTAAAAGTGAAAAAAGTTATAACATTAATAATAAACTAGATAATTTAGCTTGTGGCATTTGATCTAATTTTCTTAGATGCTCAATAGTAACACCTTTATCCATTAAACTAGATACAATTTGTATTACTTCATCCTCATTTAGTTCATTAATTCCTGCAATTCCTGTTTGTAAGTTTGTAGTATCCATATTATTTAAACCTAATATTTTTGAAATATAACCAATAGCCAAACCCTGTACTGCAGGATTGTTAATAAGTTTACCTAAAGCACTTTCTTCTTTTTCTTCTTCTTCAAATTCTTCTTCACTTAATTTAGATAGAATTAAATTTTGTGTTTCAGTCAAACGTGCAATAGCATCTGCTAATTGATTTGATCCTGTACCTGCAATAGCATTAGGACTATAATATGCTCTTTCTAATTCTGCAGGGCGAAAATTAAGACTAGCATAAATAGGGGTTTTATCAGTAATAAAACCTTTTTCCTTTTTAGGATGCAATTTGATAGTAAATAAATCACCTACACCATTTTGCTCAAACGCAATTAAATCATTTTCTAATTTATTGCGGCCATCCTCATCATCATCACTATTCCACGAGAATAATAATTGTCTATT